GCGAAGTTTTTCGCCAACGGCGCGATGCCGGGCATTGTTCTGAAACACCCGAACGTGGTCAAGGACATCAAACGCCTGCGGGAAAGCTGGAACGCGTTGTACGAAGGGAGTTCCAACGCGCACAAGACAGCCGTGCTCGAAGAAGGGATGTCTGCTGATACCATCGGCATACCGCCTGAACAGGCGCAGTTCCTTGAAACACGCAAGTTCCAAGTCGAGGAGATCTGCCGCATATACCGCGTCCCTCCGCATTTGGTGGCGAGTCTCGACCGGGCCACGTTCAGCAACATTGAATCGCAGAACATCAGCTTCGTCGTCCATACTATCAGGCCGTGGCTGGTGCGTTTGGAATCAGCGTTCAATAAATCGTTGTTTTCCGACAGCGAAAAAGGCGTTTATTTTACCAGTTTCAACGTCGACGGATTGCTGCGTGGAAATTATGAATCGCGGATGAAAGGTTACGCCACGGGCATACAGAACGGATTCCTAAGCCCGAACGATGTGCGGGAACTGGAGAACATGAACCCCATCGAAAACGGTGACGTTTATGCCATGAATGGCAACATGGTAAAACTCGAGGATGTCGGCGCGGCATATAAAACAAGAAACGAGGTGATACAATGAAAAAATTCTGGAACTGGGTGATGAACGAAACGGACGGCAGCCGGACGCTCTACCTCGATGGTGTTATATCCGAGGATACTTGGTGGGGCGACGAGGTAACGCCGAAAATGTTCAAGGATGAGTTGTCGGCCGGAAACGGTGACGTGACCGTCTGGATAAATTCACCGGGTGGCGACGTTTTCGCGGCTGCGCAGATTTACAACATGCTGATGGACTATGTCGGGAACATAACGGTGAAGATTGACGGAATTGCGGCAAGTGCCGCGAGCGTAATAGCGATGGCGGGCGGCGAAGTTTTTGTTTCGCCTGTCAGTATGATTATGGTTCACAACCCGTCCACCATCGCATGGGGCGACAGTGAGGAAATGCTGCGGGCTAAGGCGTTGTTGGATGAGGTCAAGGAATCCATCATCAACGCATACGAATTGAAGACAAGCCTTCCGCGCTTAAAAATCAGCCGCCTTATGGACGCGGAGACTTGGATGAACGCGCACAAAGCCGTCGAATTAAAATTCGCGGACAAGATCATGTTCAACGGCGAAGAACCGCAAGAAAAAGGAACCGGCGTAATCTTCAGCCGGGCGGCGGTGACGAATTCGTTTTTAAACAAGATACCCAAACCGGCGAAACCGCCGGAACAACTGAAAACCGGTACCACGATAGAGTCGCTGGAGAAGCGGCTCTTTTTAATTACGCATTAAAAAATCAGAGAGGAGAACTCAAAATGAATGTAATACAGGAATTGCGCGAAAAGCGCGCCAAGGCATGGGACGCGGCCAAAGCGTTCCTCGACGGCAAGCGGACTAACGACGGGCTGTTGTCCGCAGAGGACACCGCCGTATACGACAAGATGGAAGCCGACGTCGTTTCATTCGGTAAAGAAATCGAGCGTCTGGAACGCCAAGCGTCAATCGACGCAGAACTCGCCAAACCGACCAATACGCCGCTCACCGGAAAGCCTTCGGCTGACGGCGGTGAAGTGAAAACCGGACGGGCGACGGATGAATACAAACGCGCTTTTTGGGATGCGATGCGGAACAAGATAGCGCCGTTCGAAGTGCAGAACGCGCTCCGTATCGGCTCCGACCCCGAAGGCGGGTACCTCGTGCCGGACGAATTCGAGCGGCAACTCATCGAGGCCCTTGAGGAGGAGAACATCTTCCGTAAATTGGCCAACGTCATCCGTACATCCAGCGGCGACAGGAAGATCCCAGTCGTCGCTTCGAAAGGCACAGCTTCGTGGGTGGACGAGGGCCAGTTGATACCCGAATCTGACGATTCCTTCGGGCAAGTTTCCATCGGCGCATACAAACTGGCGACGATGATCGAAATTTCGGAAGAACTCCTGAACGACTCCGTTTTCAATATGGAAGCGTACATCGCCAAGGAGTTCGCACGTAGAATCGGCGTCGAAGAAGAAAACGCGTTTTTCAATGGCGACGGTTCCGGGAAACCCACGGGCATATTTGATGACGACGACGGTGCGACGCTGGGTGTGACGACCGCCAACGCAACGGCTGTCACGCTCGATGAAATCATGGATTTGTTTTACGCGCTCCGGGTTCCGTACCGCAACCGTGCCGTGTTCGTCACAAACGACACGACGATGAAGGTTATCCGTAAATTGAAGGACAACAACGGTCAGTATCTTTGGCAGCCGTCTATCAAGGACGGAACGCCAGACACGATTTTGAACCGTCCGATTAAAAACTCGGCGTTTGTACCTACAATCGAAGCCGGGGCGAAGATCATGGCGTTCGGTGACTTCAGTTATTACTGGATAGCCGACCGCCAAGGCCGGACATTCAGGCGGCTTAACGAATTGTTCGCACAGACCGGCCAAGTCGGTTTCCTGTCCAGCCAGCGCGTGGACGGCAAGATGATTTTACCCGAAGCGATACAGTTCATGCAGATGAAAGCATCTTAAAAAAGGAGCGGCTGCGGTGGATGAAATTGAACACGGATTATTAGCCAAGGCAAAGGCCAACTTGATCCTCGAACACGATGAGGACGACGAATTATTGGCCAGATTCATCGCCGCCGCCGTTTCATACGCGGAAGACAGGCAACATAAACCGGAGGGTTTTTACTTGCGAAAAAAAACAAAAATGCGCCCGACCACGGAACAAGCCGTAATAATGCTCGCATCCCATTTCTATGAAAGCAGGGACGGTGGCACGGGCGGGTTTTTTACCGACAGCACGGCGGCGGCGCGGCAGGTCTGGGATACCGTCAACGCTTTATTACGGATGAACAAGGAAGTGGCGTTGTGAGTATCGGGAAGATGAACGAAAGGATTCAAATTATATCACGGGTACGGTTCATAGATGAGGACGGCTTCACCACATACGGCGATTCCTTCCTCGCTTCCGTCCGAGCATATAAAGAAGACAGGCACGGCGGCGAATCGTGGCGCAACCGGGCCGCGTTTTCCACGGCAACGGCTTTGTTCCGGTTCCGTTCCATACCCGGATTGGTAATCACGACGGCGATGTTCATCGTGTGCGCGAGTGAACGATACAACATCGTGAGCGCGGAGGACGTACGGGGGCGCGGGATGTATACCGAAGCATTGGCCGAACTGGTTCTTCCGTCGGAGGGGTGAACGGATGGCGAAAGTGGATATCAAGATGCCCGACGATTTCTTGATGAAAATATCGGCATTGAACGAAAAGACCGACGAAATCGTCCCTCGTTTGCTTAAAGCCGGTGCTGACGTCGTGCTGCCGAAAGTGCTGTCGAACCTTAAGGACGCAATCGGCAAAAACACGAAACAGAATTTTCGTTCCACCGGCGAATTGGCTTCAGCGCTCGGCGTATCACCTGCGAAATTGAATAGGGACGGAAACCACGATATAAAGATCGGTTTTTCGGAGCCGCGCAGCGACGGCGGTTCGAACGCTAAAATCGCGAACATACTCGAATACGGGAAGTCCGGCCAGCCTGCGCGTCCGTTCATGAAACCGGCCAAGTCCGCGACGAAAACGTCGTGCGTTGAGGCGATGAAAGCCATGTTGGAAAAGGAGATAGAGAATCTATGAATATATTGTCGGAACTGTCCGCTTTGTTGACGAAACTTGAAATACCGTTCGAAACGGGGCATTACAGCGGCGTACCGCCCGACGAATACGTCGTTATCCTGCCGTTATCTGACAAGTTGGATGAGTTCGCGGACAACGTCCCGCAGAGCGAAGTGCAGGAAGCGTGGCTTTCTCTGTTCACCAAGAACAACTACATCCGATTGCGGAATAAGCTGACGCGTGAACTATTGCGAGGGTTGTTTACCGTTACCGACCGGCGGTATATCGGAATCGAGGACGATACGAAATACCACCACTACGCCATCGATACGGCTAAGGAGTATGTATTCAACGAATCGGATGATGATGTTTCAACCGAAACCGGCCAATTCGAACCGGCTGCCGCATCAGTAAAAACAAGACAGAACAAATCAAAAACGAAGGG